GCTGTTAAACTTTTGTTAGTAAGAGTTTGTGTGTCGGTAAGCGTAGCTACTGTGCTGTCAATAGCCACAGTTAGTGTGTTACTAGAACCAGAGGTATCAATACCTGTACCACCAGCAATGTCTAGTGTTTCGCTGTCAAGGTCAATGCTAAGTGCGCCACCACTGTCACCCTGAAAGTCGAGGTCAGATGCGGTAAGCTGTGCATCTACGTAGGCTTTGATGGCTTTGGCAGATGCAAGAGTGGTGTCTGTCCCTGCAACACTAGACAGGTCCGTGTCAAGAACGCCAGACTTGAGATTGTCAACTTCGATGTTCGACACTGTGTTATTGTCAACATCGATTGTTTTGTTTGTCAGGGTTTTAGATGTAGCAGCAAGATACGTATCAAATGTATCTACTGTAGTCTGGCGCATTGTACCGCCGTCGTTGGTTACGATACCATCACCCCCTGCAACTGCTGTCGTGCCAGCAGAGGTGTCACCATCTATAATATTTAGTTCTGTTGTGGTAACCGTTGCACCATCAAGTATCTCTAATTCTGTCTCAGAAATATCAGCACTGCCTATCGTTAGAGTGCCCGATATATCCACGTTACCGTTGATGTCTACAGTAGTAGCTGCAATCTGTATCTCTGTGTCAGCAACTAAATCAAGTTGCCCGTCCGTGCTTGAATTGATATAAATAGCAGTATCGCGGAATTGTAGTTTTTCTGTGCTGGCTACAAGTATGTCATCCGAAAACTCGAAGTAGTCTTCGTCCTCCATCCATTTTAATTCACCGTCGCTAGTTTCACCATCGAAAGTAATCGTAATATCTGTACCTGCTGTTCCCGCGCCAAACGTGAGGGTGTTACCCAACAGCTTTGTAACCGGGCCACCTTCTGCTGAAGTCCCGTCATGTGTATGTCCCGTGCTGGCGGCGAAAGCAGCTAATAATTGATTAAACTCATCGTTGGTGTGAGCAGCGGTAATGGTGTCGCCGTCAGTGTAGGATGATTGTCTGGTATAGGTAGCACCCATCTAACGTCTAGCTCCTGTTTGAAATTCTAGTTGAAACCCCTTGAGGGAGTAGGGAGCGGTAGTACCCCCATCGTTTACTCGTAAAGCCACAGCAAACCCCGAACCTTCTACAGACTGCCTGACTAGGGGTTGAGATGCACCGCCGTATGTTGGTGTTCCGTATACAGATGTGCCGTAGATAGCTGCAACGTCAGTAGAGTCTAGTGCGTATGCTGCAGGGCGAGGAGCGTCTACAGATTCGTAATCATATCGAAGAAACAAGTCAGCATCGATTGTGGAGTCTGGTTTGTAGTTTACTATGACACGCTGCATGTGTTTACGTATGCCAGCGTCACCGAATGTGAGGTCAGGGCCACGATACTTGCCTAACACAGCCGTGCCGTCAAAGTCACTGCCTGATTCTTGTCGATATATGTATCCTGTTGAATCAGCACCGTGTAAGACAATCACGTTGCCGTCATCTACAAATGTATCTGTACACGCTGGCTTTATGCCACGTAATTCAGCAAACTCAAACTTCTGCCCTTTCATCACGCAAATCACCCCTTTGGTGATTGTTTCTGCAGTTCCAGACTTAGTAAAGAATATGCGATATTGAGTTTTATCGGGTATTACGAGACTTTCAAAACTAGCAGAGTCTGCAATGTTTTCGTTAAAAAGGGACTGCACGTTTGCACTTATAGTGCCCAACTCCACGTCACCAATCCTTGCTGTACCTGCGACTGTACGCAGACCATCAGGGCCAAGAAAGATGAGGTCACCAGCAAATTCTTGAATAGTGAAACCATTTAAGCAACCAATATTACGAGTAACTGGTACAACAGCAAAGTCGCTAGAACTACTGCCACCGACTTTAAATATCCTGTTTTCACAAAAAATAAATAAATTGTCACGAAAGACTTTAAGACCTGTAATGGTGTCATCAACCTTGATACTTCCTGCACCACTACCACTGGAAAACGCATCTTCGTCGAATGGCTGGCTAAACACTACTTCTTGTGGTGTGCTAGACTTACCAGCGTAGAACATGTGATTCTTGAATGCCGCTACAAACTTAGAACCAGCAACACTGCTCTCACTTACATCCGTAGCAGAAAACGAAGTGTTGAATACGGTGGGTGCATTGGCTTGGTCAACCACAATCAGCTTGTCGTTGCCATCAAAGTTAAATCGTTCGAAGTTGTACTTAGCTGCGCTGGTGCGTCCGCTGTCGATGCTTGTCCAACTAGACCCTCCGGGAGTGGCTTGAAATATGTTAGTGCCTCGTGCTGCAACCACTTTGCTTGCAAATGTAGCAACTAACAAAACAGGTTCAGAGGAGTCTGCTGTTTGCGGAACTACACCAGTTACGTACTTAGAGAATCCTTGAATACGTTTGTATCCGCCCTCTACGTCAGGTTCAAAGTTTTCTAGCTCTAATGCTTCTCCCGGTTGCATCATAAATGTAGAGCGATTCTTTATCAAACCGCCTTCACAGTTAAACGCTACAGGTTGTGCTTGAGATAGATCAGCCAATTACACAGCCCTCATGTAATTCTTGCGATTGAGAAGCTCCACCTTCATGCGCTTGATGCCGTCGTCATACTCTTTTAAAGAAAACTGTGCAGACTGCACGTCTGACCTAAACAGATGAGTGTAGTATTTTGCACGAGAAATTACTATGGGTTCGAATCGCGTCGGAATAATCGACGTATCAGTTGCCGAAGATAGATCAGTATGAGAAACGTAATAGTCGAACTCCAGTGTTCTATTGCTGGTGTCGGGTATGGGCGTCAAGCCTATCTCATCGTTGTAGGTGGTGTACACAAACTCAGGGTCCGCAAACTTGTCGGTATCTAAGCGATTGTCACGTTCCCTATATCTCTCGTTGTATTCTTCATAGGACAGATACTTCAAGGGTATAGGCTCTATGTTTTCGCTCAACTCAACGAGCTTGACATACGCTGCGCTACCTGCTGCTTCAGTAAATGACACGAAGTGTGTAATTGCTGTAGCAGTAAACGTGGTTTCGTTGAGAGATACTTCGTTGGCATTTGATACGGTCAACGTAGCAGATTTAGTTTGTGACCCCCCAGAGCTAGTGCCCACGTCCAAAGTGAGGGTGCCACCACTTGTTTGTGTTAAAATTATGTACGAACGACCTACAATAAGATCAGATATTTCTTGTGTTACTTTTGCACTAGTAAGAAGCAAGGTGTTACCAAACTTAGAACTTGCAGCAGGACTGCCCGATACTGTGGTCCATCCTGTTATGCTTGCAGATCCTGACACTTCGTACGTGCCGTTGGTTATGTAGTTCTTGGGTTTCAAAAACATGTTGTCGTAGTCTACATACTTTAAAGTAGATGCTATACTTGCATGGCTGTACAGTTGTTTACCAGCTATGACATCTATAGATCCTGTAGCTTGTGTGAAAGGCCAATTAAGTTCTGAGTTAATTAAGTCAGTAATAGAACGATTTACGTAGTCTTTGACTGTGGTCTGCACTCCACGCGAAGAACCAAAGTTAGAGCTTGTCAACTCTACCTCGTTGAAATCACGTAGAACATTATTAACCAGAGTAAGGTAGGTGCTTGCCATATTAGTAGCCGTTAAGTTTCGCTATCAAGATCTTCAAGCGCATCAAGTTTGTCTTGAGCGTCCGCCCAACTAGCGACTGCCTTGTCCATCTCCTCAAGCAGTTGCGGATGTTCACCGATAGCCGCCGGGTTCTTTGTGTAATTTGTGTAGATAAACAACGCATCTTTCTTCTGAGCCTCATACTTGTGTTTAAGTGCTTCATAAGCAAGACGTTTCATAGTATCATCCTCGTACAACATTATACACCTTTATACTGTTATTGGCAAGAATTATTTTCTTGACTTTTCTATTGCTTTGAATGTCTCGCGTAACGTAGGAGGTTTTTCGTGCTTGGGATCGTACTTGCATTCTATTTCTCGTGGAAAATATTCATTTATATCCATCCAAACACTGTCCACCGTATTGTTAGGACCGTGGTATATACACAGTTTTTCCCCGTCTATCTTGCTACATCCCTTCAGTCTGCACGTTACATACTCAGGCCACGTTTCTGCATTAGCTAATGTGCCTTTAAGAAACACTATAAATCCGTAAAGTATTCCCACGCAGAATATTCCCATAATTATCCACGCTATAATCTCTACAAACTTACGGCGTCGTTGTCTTTGTTTGTACAGGGTTTCTTGGCGTTGCTTGCGAATGGACCCCTCCATTTTAACCAACTCATCCCACTTGGACCTGCCCAACGTCATGCCAATCCACTGTTGCAGTTCGTAGCGTTGCTGTTGTGCTTTTTGTTTAGCAGCAAATGTTTCTATAGCTTCTTGTTCTACAGACTTACCAGCAAACAACTTCTTGAATATAGGTGGGTTCTTGGCTTCCTTTTCTAGCATGTCCAAGTCGGACATGGCACCCATCCAGCGAGATAGGTCAGATGCCATCGATTCAATGTCACGGCCTACTTGGAACCCTTTCTTTATAGCTCCAAATGCGGCAGATGCGGTAGCCATCGCGCTAATCGGGTCCATCAGTATACCTTTACGTTACCTTCCGTTATAAATTTTGGCACACAATATGCCGTCAAGAGGTTGCCTTGTTTGTGTAAAGTTTGTGCGTACCAGACGCACTCGTTGAGATCTTTGAAGTGCATGTCGTTGCTGACCAGCTTTTTGTCATCTCCTACGCCTACGAAAACAAACAGGAGAAAGACGTGGGTCATTGATTTACGTAAAAACTACAGGCTTGCCCTGTTTTATTAATTCTTTAGCTTTTTTAGAAGGACGTTCTGGTTGAATCTCTATGCCTTTTCTACGAGTTGGATACGGTCCATATTTCTTTTTTAGTTCCTCTTGCAGTCGCTTCAGCCTGTGCCTTTTTACACCCTTTTGAATGGGGTCAATGCGCTTTTCAGCACTTTCCTCCGCAGGTCTACCTCTAGCCATTACAACTCTCCTGTCTTCATAGCCTCTGCTAACTTAGTGGCCCGTGATTTTACCTGACGTGCCCAACGCGAGTCGAGCATCTCGATTGATGCGGTATCAAAGTCTCCAGCCTCTACTGCTGCCCACATTTTTTTAAACTTGCACAAACGTGGCACACCCATGTTGAAAGCCATGTCCATCAGGATGAGTTGCCGTGCAGCATCCAGTTTGTATACACACGGGTGCGCTTTGCACAACTCTTCTTCTACAATTTTTATGTCGTTTGTAGCTAGATACTTGGCGTCTGCCTCGCTTATGCCGTTTGTGTACACGATAGCCATGTTGGGTATGTCCATGTACTCTAGTTCTTCTGGAGTGATGCCACGATCTTTGAGGTTACGCCCTATGCCTATAGTTTCTATCCCTAAGCTGTCTTCGTACACAGTGAGGACCATACCCTCGTGTTCAATCAGTTTGTACAGAAATGTATTTCTGTCGTATTTCATTTCTTTATCGTATGCGTGTGCATTCATCGGGCTTTTCTCCCACGGGTGACCCCCCGTGTTTTCCATCTTAAACATAGACATCTATACTTCTTTTGCTCCTACTACAGTGCATTTGTAAGTTACTGATTTCCAGTCGCCGTCTATAGGCAGTTCTTCGTGGAGGGTTTGCATCTCAATACACATGGGCTTCTCTTCGAACCACTGTATTGTTTGTGTAGCACAAGTTTCTAAGGAACAAACTGTCAGCATAAGTGACCAAATTACTTCCATAGCTTAGTGCTTCTCATGTCCCAGCCACACCGCAAATGCACCTGTCATGGCCCCCGTGACTACACTCACTAGACCTGCTTGTGCGTTTGTCGGATCTGGCAGAAGCATGAACCACTCCACTACCCGCCAAGCGGATATTGACATCATAATCATCATCAAGCGGGGTAGTATCTTCCACTTGAGGAACCGCTCCATTGTTATTTCTGCCACTGTGCTCCCTCACTTACACAAATCCTCGTACCTAGTCGTGTGTAGTCTGTGCTGTGACAGATCACCCACATACTTAGGACTCAACATTCTTTTTATCAGTGATATTATGTATTTCATTTTTTACCAAAGAACTTCGTCGCGCTTCTAACTCCAAAGCTTGCAGCAACAATAACGCCCAAGCTGTACTGGTACCATT